CAGGTCGTCATTGTACGGACACGCTATCTCAACGCAACTGGTTTTACTCCCCCCAGCCAGTCGTTGAGCGAGTCGGGCGAGGTGTAGCCAGACTTGCGGAAGACTTGCCGCTCGTCTTGGATCGCCACGAACGTCGGCGTGACCGTGACGCCGCACTTCTGGGCGAGGCCGGGCTTCTCTTTGGCGTCCACAACCACGATCCGAACGTCGGACTCGATGCGGCCGCTGCGAAGATCGTCCTTGAAGGAGTCGCACGGGGGGCATCCGGCAGCGACAAACGCGATGACGAAGACGGCATCCACGGTCAGTCCACCATTTTGACGCGAATGCCCCGTAGTGGGGCCGAGAGAATCCAGATCGACACGAGGCAAGCGAGCGAGTCGGCCCAGGTCAGATTGGGCTGACCCAGGAGTTTCGCCGGGCCAGCGTTCCAAGCGACTGACAGGATGAGCGATGAGATCATCCCGACGGTGACCGTGACCATGCAGATGCCAATGAAGCGGCCGATCGTCTCCGGCCAGTCAGTCGCCGTGCTGCTTGTCGTGTCCATACAACTGCTGCCTCCTGCGGATTTCTCTCTCGATGTACCAGACCGCCTTCTGGAGGTCTTCGACGTCGGCCCCCTTGTGGTCGCATCGCCACAAATACTTCGCGGCCGTCGCGACGTTGAAGCAGGGCCAGTCCTCGATCACATCGATGCACTCGATGCCCTTCGGATGGGCGTTGTAGTGCTGCGGGTGATCGACGTTCGACATGACCGCACAATGTACGGACACGACAAAAACGGTCAAGCAGTTTTTCGGCTCGGCTTTTTCTTCGGCCTGTGCGACTTGCCCAGGTCTCGCGGTCGTCCGCCCTGTGAGCCTGTCCGCATGTACTCGCGGATGTTCTCCTTGGCCGACCGCTCCTCGACCGCCCAGGCGTTGTCGTTGAGGCGAAACCCCTTGAGCCGCCCATCGGCGAGCATCCGAATCACCATGCCGTCGGTGACGCAGACGATCTCGCAGGCCTCGGGGACGGAGATGTACTTCTTGCACAGCCGCTCGAACTCCGCCGGTGAGTGTGGCTCTCCGGCGACGGACTCGTGGCAGACCATCAGCCCCTTGCTGGACAGTGGGAGGGCCAGGAGCGTCCCCCGCACGATCCGTTTCATGACGGCCACCCTGGAGATGCCCAGGATCGTGGCCGCCTCTTGCACCGAAATCGGCCTCTTCATGGCAGTTCCTCCTCTGCTAGGGGGTAATCATCTCCAGACTTCGGGGTCAAATCAAGGCCCCGGTTTCCCGGGGCCTTGAAAAGTAGAGTGGCGGGGACTACAGTTCAGTCGAACAGCAATGGATTCCCTGACTGCTGTGTCCATCACGCACGGAGGAGGCAACATGATCGTCACGATCGATCACATCGACCAACTTTATGTTCTCCAAGAAGCCATCGACGACTTTGTTGCGAAGTGTGACCGCGAGAAACACTGGCGGGCCGTCGAGGCCGCCGAGGCTCTCGCCGCACAACTGCGAGAACTGTCGCAATCGTCGCAGCCGTAATTCCTGCGGCGACTTTTTTGACTCAACCCCCTCTCATGACGAGTGGGAATCCCTCGAACGGATTCGCATACTCCCCCGTGCGCGGCCCCCCGCGTCTTTGGGATAGATGGAGGAATGCGCCGTGGCCGCTACGCTTACTGAGTTTTTCGCGAACGTCTACCGTCCGCTGCGGCTTCGAGGCCGGAGCAGCAACACCGTCAGGCTCTACGGCAACACGATCAAGCAGTTTGCAAACTTCCTTGGCCGCGAGCCGACAGTCGACGACCTGAACGACCTCGAAGTCTCTCGATACCTGGAACATCGAGCCAGCACTCGCTCGCCGTACACGAGCGAGAAAGAACGCAATCAACTCTGCTCGCTCTGGCGATGCGCCGCCGACCGCCGCGTCGTTGCCGATCGGCCGTGCGTCCCGCAGGCGCCGTTGCCTATCCGTGTCCCGCAGGCCTGGAGCATCGACGAGTTGCGGCGGCTGCTCGCCGTGGCGGCAGTCGCAAAAGGCAAGATCGGCGACGTCCAGGCTCACGTTTTTTGGCCGGCATTAATTTTGACGCTTTGGCAGTCCGCCGAGCGAATCGGCGCGATTCTCGCCGTGACGAAAGAGGACTACCAGCGGCCTCGCATTCTTGTCCGTGCTGAATACCGGAAGGGTGGCAAGCGAGATCGGCTCTACACGTTCACCGACAACGCCTGTGACCTGTTCGACGCGCTGGCGAAGTCCAGGAACGGCCCGCACCTGTTCGAGTGGCCCAAGACTCGCCTCTATCTGTGGAATCGCTTCGGCAAGTTGCTCGACAAGGCGGGGCTCGGCGGCGGCAGTCGATGCAAGTTCCATCAACTTCGCCGCAGTGCCGCCACTCACTACTGCGCACGAGGCGGAGACCCCACGGCCCTGCTCGATCACAGTTCGCCCAGGATCACCAAGGCGTACCTCGACCCTCGCTACATCGACACTGGCCCGAAGCCTTGTGACGTCCTGCCGTCTATCGACTAGCGGGAGGCTCGGGCAGCGGCATCCAGTGGCTCACCGACGACGCTGGCGACAGAGCCAGTGCGTCGCAGTCGCTCTCCCAGTACAGGCCGCCGTTGTCTCGCTCAAGGGACGCGATGGCAACGGCCCCCAACTCGGGAGCGAAGACCAGAACGTCGACGCCGACTTCCGGAAGTGTCTCGATGTCAGTCCACATAGGGCCGCCCTCCCTCTATCGAGGCATGGTACGCTGCCGCATCGTCGGGGGCCACCTCCTGGTCAGAGTCATTCGCAATCCACTCGGACAGGTAGATAATTTCGAGCCCCAGGTGGGCCGCCAGCATCCACTCGATTCGGGCGCCGCCTGACCTCTCCCACCCCGGCAGCATCGCGATGGCATCGGCGTCGCAGATCGCCGCGAGGTCTCGCTTAAGTGCGTCCCGGAGGAACGATTCGGACACTTGGGTCGACGACGGATCGAAGCCCAGGTCGCGATCCATCTGTGCCGGGTTGAAGACCGTATAGCCCTGGGCTTCGAGCAACTCGGCGGCACGATCGAAGGCCGGGAAGTTGAAGGCCGGGAGCCCGGTCATCGGGCCGGCGAGGTAGATGGCAGTCATGTCGCGTCTCCGATGGTGTAGTGCTTCGGAGACTTGCCCGCGTGCTGCTCGTGCAGCCGGTCGACGAGCGGCGTGAGCCGCTGCATCAGTTCGCGATGCCCGCCGGGATACTGCCGGTCGTCGACGAGTTTGCCGGCCGCCTCGCAGTCGACCAGAATCGCAAGGCAGGCGAGGGCCGCGCCTAAGTGCGGCACCCCCTCCTCGTCACACTGCTCGCCCTCAAACCACGCGGCGAGGTGTCGCTGGCAGGCGTCGAAGTAGATGGATGCTCGAACACCGACCTCCCGCCAGTTGCTGCGTCCGTACTTCGCGGCGCCGTTGTGCAGGGCGATGCAGCCCAGGGCCGAGGCCGTCGTCGGCCAGAGATGCAGGGGCAACTTCGAGGCGCCGACGATGTCTTTTGGGTTCTGAGCCTGGAACTCCGCGAGCGAGTCCATGTGTCGCTTCGCTGCCCGCAGCGTCTCGGAGTCGTAGTCGTGACTCTCTTGCTTGGGCGAGCGGGCGACGTTTCTCGCTTCGACGATCTCGCGGATGACTTTATTGGACTCATCCAGGCTTGTGATGTGTCCGCCTTCGACGGCCGTTGTCATGAGTGCCTCCCTTCGTGGTGAAGGGTTGCATTATCCAGACAACTACTCCGGAGGCAAGAGCCTGTAGCCCAGGCTGTGAAGGATTTTTGCCAAGTCCTTGGCGGCCTGCGTGACGCTCTCCTCTGAAATGGCCGGGCCGAGCGTCAGGTGAAGTCCTTCGTGGATTTCGATCTCAAGTCTTTTGCGGCCTTTCAAGTCTTTGTGGATCAAGACCTTGCGTTTCTCGTAGTCCGTCCAGCCGTCAGCGGCCCCCTTGAGCGTGGAGTATCGCCAGAGCCACTTCTCTCCATCGACGATGTAGTGATGGTCTTCCATGACGTCAGTCTAACTGGTACGGCGGAAAGTCTGTCGTCACGTTCGCGACGGTGCCGCTGAACACGTTGTCGCACTCGGGGATCGCCGCGACTGCGGTCGCCGCGACGGACGGCTGGACGTCGCTCGTGGGAGTTATCGTGACAACTGTCGGCGTCGGCGGCAGTTCGCCGAAGTGATGCTCGACTCGAACGTATTCGACATGGCCGTCCGAGAGGTACGCGCCGTGAAGTTTGTATCCGGCGGCCACCATGTCAGTGAGCAGATTTCTTTGGCTTATCGTCGGACTGCTGTAATCGGAAGGCTCAGAGTCAGCAGGCCCCGCCTCGACGAGCGACAGGGCTTGCCGCACGGCAAGAGTGGGCCGCTCCCGGCGTCTGTCTGGTGGAACCGTCGCGCTTTCGATCTTGGAGCCTTCGAGAAGAACAAGATAGCGCTCGGCAATCCCAGCGATAGCCTCGCTCTTGTCCGCCGTCGCCTCCTTGTCAACGAAGACCACCGTCGCCGAAGTGTAGCCTGCGCCGGGCTCGACCAGTCGCACTGCCGAGATAGCGCCGGTGTTTTGGTTTATCGCGTCCAAGTCCACGACGGCCGTCGCCCCCGCTCCGTCGCCGACGATGTAGACGGTCGGCGGCACCGTATAGCCCTTGCCGCCCTGCTGCATCGCCAGTGATGCGATTTGGCCGCTCTCGCTGACGGTCGCCGTGGCCGAGGCTGGGTTATCCCAGGCCAGCGGCCTGCCGCCGATGATGCGAAGCCGAGCGCCGAGCGTGTAGCCAGAGCCACCTGCGGTGACCGTGCAGGATTCGACCCACCCTACGGTCGCCTTTCCGCTGGACGGGAGACTCGCAGGCGAGATCGTCGCGCCGGAGCCCTTCTCGTCCTCGACCACCAACTCCGGAGGAGTCGAGTAAAAGCCAATGGAAAGAAACTGACCCCCGCTGACTCTGCGGGTGAATCCAGCCACGCTGCCGACCAGTCTCAGTCGCAAGTCTGGTCGCTGGTCGCTGAGGAAATCGACGCCGGTTAAAAGCGAAGCCCGGTTCACTGCGGCTCTTACGGTGCCGACCCAATAAGGAAACCCCGCATCGCCGCAGCACGCGCGGGGGAGGGTTCCGCTGCCGTCCACGCACGCGCCTGCGAGCGTGAGCGACATATCGGCATCCATCTCGATCGCGCCATCGAAAAGAACTTGCGGTGCGTAGTAGCATTGCAGCGGGTGGCCAAGAACGGCTGTCACTGCCCCGTTGCCAGAGGCGAGCGTGAACGTCGGCGGCGAGGTGTAGGCGGCGAAGTCTGTGAGGATGCCGAAAGGGGCGGTGGGTACGATGCCCACGATGCTGCCGTTGCTGCCGATATAGGCTTGGGCGACGGTTGCGCCCGTGGACGCTTCCCTGTTGAGCAAGCGAAACCTGTTGTCGAGCGTTCCGCCGCCGCCGTAGCGAATCCCAACCTGCGAGAACGGCGTGTAGCCGCTTCCGGGGTTCGTGACTTGCAAGTCCACGACAACCTGCGGCATCACGACTGACGAGACGGAACCACCCGCGTCGTCGTCGCCGCCGGAGAGTTGGGCCATGCCCAGCACGGGATAAGTGTTGAGCCAGAGATTGTCGCCGAGGTACGGCGATCGGTTGTGCTTTGCTGGCAAGTTCGACGATGTGGAGGCCGACAGGGATACCGCTTCCTCGTAGTCGCGAGAGAAGAAAGACCCCTTCGCCGAAACGGTCGGCCTGCGGATTTGCCGCGACGGCGTTCGCCGTTTTGAGCCCGGCGAGAGTTGGGTGCTAAAGAACGGATTGCAGTATCCGCTGCCGCCGGTTTGCACCGCGACCGACTGTGGACGGCCGAGAATCGCTGCCTTAAACGTCGCGTCGATGTCGCCGGGTTCCGCAGCGGCCGCCCTCGCGCACGACACGACCGGCGGCTGCTGATAGTCTGACCCCGGATCTGTCACGCGAACGGAAACGACTGAGCCGTTGATCGTTGCGGTCGCCGAAGCGCCCGAGCCGACGGCCGCGATGGTGGCCGTCGCGGTCGCACCGGTTCCGCCGCCGCCCGAGACAACAACCGCTGGCGCTCTGTCGTAACCACGGCCGCGAGAGCCCAGCGTGATCGACGAGACGAAGCCCTCGATCTCGGAGTAGCCCGCAGCGCCAGACCCGCCGCCGCCGGAGAGCGTGACCATCGGCGGCGTTGTGTAGCCGGTTCCGCCGCTGATGACGTCGATGCGAACGATCGTGCCGTCGGCCGGATTGAGGATCGCCTGCGCGAAGGCCCCTGTTCCGCCGCCACCGGAGAGTGTCACAACTGGCGTGGTCGTGTAGCCGCTGCCGGGCGAGGCCAGAGGCACTCGAACGACAGAGCAGGATATCTGAGTCGTGGCCGTCGCGCCGCCTTCGATGAAGACAGCGGGCGGCGTGGAGTAGCCTTGCCCTCCAGCGGTCACGCCGATGCTCTCGATGTCGAAGTCTGGATCGAAGAACACTTGAGGGGCTTGGCGATACATCCCGCCAGACGAGATCGTCACGGACTGCACCTGACCATCCTGCATGGTCGCCGTTGCCTGGGCTGGAACTCCTGGCGTCGAGAATCGCACCTTCGGCGGAAGCCGGTATCCACTTCCCCCCGAAGTGACCTCGACGCTTTGCACAGGCCCTGCGATCTCGGCCTCGGCCGCCGCGATGCCGCCGCCTGCGAACGCAACTGTTGGAGGAGTCCGATATCCGCTGCCGCCCTCGACCACGGCAACGCCGACGACTTTGCCGTCGATTGTCGCCGTGCCTTGTGCAACACTCTCGGGCTGTGAGACCTCGACCTTAACGGGGTAGTCATAGTCGTCGCCCGTGTTTGTCAGCGAGGCCGCGAGCGGCGATAGAGCGACAGGAACGTGAGGCTCGGCGGTGATTTGGTTAAACGCAAAGCCAAAGGACGTCGAAAGCAGAAATACTCCAGATGCCGTGATGTTGGTGCTGCTTGCGTCGTTGCTCATCCGAATTCCCCAGAGTCTTCCGTCGATGTCGCGAACGACATAGTTTGCAGCCCCGCAGTCCGAGTGCGGGTATTGCAGGCGAGCAAAAACTTCGGGAACTCTTTCAACGCCCGTGACGACGGGAAAGTCTTTGAACGCCTCCGGCTCAAA